AAACTTTTTTTTAGACCCATTGTCAATTTTCATATATAAAATAGAAATATTATATATGAAATATAGCGTTCCTAAAGATTAAGAATGTAATATGCCTCTATAACAATGGAGGATATATTATCTATTGTTGGAGATTTTTTGCCTGTGAAAGAAATATTTAAGATATCTGGGGTTAATAAGGAATGGTATATGAGTCAGATACCTAATAAAAAACAAATATTGCAAGCAATAAAAGATGAAATATGGAAATCTCATATTCTCAATAATTTTTGTCCCTGTATACTCGAAGAATATGGGCTTATTATTCTCCCCAATTTTAAACTCGACCGCTATATTTGTGCTTATTTAAATGATGGGGAGAATCCTCCGCAATGGATTTATAAATACTTATAATAGTTGAATTAAATTTCTCCAACTATTATAAATGCCCAAATACAAGACAAGAGATTCATTTATTAGTTATGATGTTTATCTTAAAAAACGTGAAACCACTTGCTACTATAATCAAGGATTATATTGGACTGATCCATCTGGGGGAGACAGTATCGGAAATGCTATTCTATCATTTCAAAAAGCTATTTGTGCTGACCCATATAATGAAGATGCAAAATATCAACTGAGTATTCTTGAGAATATTCTCCACCATAATAACAACCACCCTTGCGATATAACACTGGATTGTAGCGGATGTAAATTGATTAATCAAAAAAAATTAATATTTAAGTCATAGCTTTTTTCATATCAATAGAGGACGATATTCCTTTTTTGATATCTTCGGTGTTTTTCTCTCGTTCCTGTTCGTTGGACCCCCCCATAATCTTCTGAATCATTTGATGCCACAATCCTAATAGTCCATCATTCGTTAGATAGTCGGGGTGTTTTTGTTCCCACTCCTTGAGCTGTTTTATTTGCTTCATAGTTACAACTTGGATAGATTTATTAATTTTTGTATGCTCACTATCCTTCGTCCACGTATTTTCATCTTTTACATAGAATTGGAGACGTTTTTTATCACTGCAATGAATGGGTCTCTCGGTTGGTTCCATATCGGTTAGATGTTTCACAAATATATTGCTGATCCCTTTTACATAACCATTATTCTGTGTGTATTTTAAATCCTCCAATGTAACCTTTACATTGTCAACAAAATTTTGCAGATTCATAGCACCTTTACACTTTTCATTCAAAAAGACATTAATTGATATTTTGTTATTATTGTTTCCCACCTTCGGAATTAGCAATGAATTTTGATCCAACATTTTACTCATTAATTCCGTTTTTAGGCGATTATCCTCCACTAATGTTTTCATAGTTTTACATAATTCCATAATCTCAGATCCTGATGAATTATTGTTATTTTGTGGCTCCACCACTACATTAGTTTTGAGACATTTCTTCTGATGCCTTGATAGACCACTCCTAAATTTATATGCTTTTCCACATTGACAAAAAAAATCTTTCGATTGGTTTTTGTTACCATATATGCAGTGCCTCGTTTCATCCCTCGTTTTGTTACCATTTGTTACCATTTGGTGTTTTGTAGAGGACAAATGTCGTGTCATATTATATTTATCCCTACATTTATAGTCGCAATATTTACAATGAATTTCATCCCTCGTTTTATCCCTCGTTTTCGTTACCATTGTTACCATTGCTATAAGGACAGAAAATGTTCCTAAATACTTTTTTTTTGAATTTGTGAAAAATAAGCCCCTACATGAAAAAAAAAATGAAATATCGAAATCCTTCTCCATGCATCAAGAAGCCATGGATTGGTAGCACGATTTGGGGTTTTATTCTCTAGCCCCATGAGCCGTTTTGGACATTTAATAAATGTCCAAAACGGGCGACCCCCCCAGCCGGTATTACCAAAATCTATCCCCAAAATCCATGGCTTATCAAAATAGATAACATTAAAAAAAATGACTAGAAAATAGTTGTGACGGGCCAGTCACAATTCAAATTATTAGCGTTCAAAATCCATATTTAAGATATTGGACTATTTCAACATGAAAAAAATAACTGCTGACGAAGTTGAAAAATATACCAGCAAGAAATATACAAACACACCTTTTTGTGATATCTGCAAGACAAAGCGCTGCTACATCATTGTAGACACAAAATATAAGACAATAACATCTTTTAATGCACCAGATGTTATACAGGAATATAGCAACTACTATTACAGTAAGCAATGCCAGACATGTGTTCCAGATGAGCAATATATTACAGATGCGAGTATAAATACATTTATACAATCCGGGTTCACAAGTAGTCCCCTATGTTCAAAATGTAAGACAGAGAGAACATTTATTAAGATTGATGATAGGGGGCGTTATTTTTCTAAAAGATGTGCCTCCTGTATTGTAAATAAAATTTTTTAAAATACTGTTATTACAATGGGATGTTGTTGGAGCTATTGTTGTGAAGATCCGGGCGAAAAATCGTTAATTTTAGCCGAATTTGACCCTCTGATGACACGCTCAATAATAGAAAATACGAATGGAAGCGTTAATTCGGTGAATGCTGATCAATTAATTGAATGTATGGAGAGATTGATGACAGAAGAAGACCAAAATACTGATACATTATCTGCTCCACCCACCTTATCAATGTTACGTAATATGACAACAAGTCAATTTGTAGCGCCCATTCTCTTCAAGGCTGAATATGTGAATGTTGATCCTACAAAATGAAATAAAAAAAAAGTATTTTATCTAAATATGGGAATATGTTTAGATAAAAAACGTTCTGTCGAAATTATAAAACCTATTGTACTGGTTTCCTTCAATCACCCATTAAAATTTAACCCGTCCCACAATTTCCAACCGATTAACGATTTAATCCGTCCATCAACCATTTAATAAGGCTATTATTAAATTGTATTGTATCATAATTCGCTGACCAGGGGAATACACCTCCAAATCCTTCTGCCTTGATCCATGTGCCGAGTTTCTTATTCATATCTTTTCCTACGAAAACGGTGCCGTTGCATATATTTTGTCGTGGAGAAATATTTGGGCATTTTGGTGATAACCCAGTCCAGGTAGGTTCTGAAGTTATTTTCCCATTGGATTTAAGTTCCGAAAAATAAGGGATGCCTATATTAACTCGTTTTCGATCGATTCCCCATTTATCAATAAACCACCCATCTTTTTCCCATGACCATATGTTCCCATCCTTATTCCAATGATAGCTCATTGTATTGATAAAATCAAATCCCCCAGCATTTAAAATAGTGGCATTAACCCAAGGTAGAAACCCAAGCAAATAATTGCCGCCTGCAATCCCCCAAATGCTAACATCAGCCGAAACTAATTTATCGGGACCGAGAGAATTCTTAATATCTGCTAAAAATTGGGAGTAATGTGTTGATTCTTCGGGAGTTACAATACCCCAATTCATATATTTGCTATCTCCGAATTCATAATCAACCTCTATTCCATCCACCCCACAATCATTTACTGCCTGACCTATGCTTTTTAAATAATTGGTTCGCAAATATGATTTATTGGGATTCCATAAAACATCGTGTATATCTTTAATACCACACCCCCATTGAATTTTTACATTGTGGTGGTGGGCTTTTTTTAGTATGTCTTGAAACTGATAATCTTTTTTATTACAATACGCAGAGCCATTTTCTGATACAAGGGGATCTCCATAACGAATATGGGTATACATATCCCAAGATAATTTCTCTATGGGAAATATTGGGTTATCCGGATTTCCCACCCACCACCCTACTACGCGTGTAGCAGAGGATGTCGCGAATAGTAGAAAAATAAATAATATCATATAAGTTATTTATAACAAATTCTTTATATTTTTTTTATTAAGAGGTGCTTTATGGACTGTAAAAAAATATTACAATCTTTTAAATCATCATTATGTATACATAATAAATCACACTTATTGGCTTTTTTTTCCAAATAATCGCAGTTGATTTTACATTTTTTTATCTGCTCGCGCAATTTTTGGCACGGATTTTTTTCCATATGTATGTAGGGGGTATATTTATTTAAACAATTCTAAAATAAATATATATGAAAGATGAAGATGTGTTTCTAAAGAGATGCGCATTTTATAAAATAAAAAAATATAAGAATGAAAAAAAAGTAATGAAATTAATAAATAAAAGATTTAGCAAACAGGGATTAACAGTTCCATATTCAATAAATAGATGGCTTAATCATCTTTCTTAAACTTCTCGATACATTCAAAAATCTTAGCCGCCTCATCAAGCGCATATGCGCCACGCCTTTGCGCTAACCCAACAAAGGATACGATGAGATTAAATGCAACATTCTCTGAATCCACTTTCACTTTTGTAAGATTTACGGTAGGTGTTGTATTTGTTGTTGGGGGACTAACTACAGCTGCAGTATCACTCATTATAAATTATTTATTGTTACAAGTATTTAAATTAAAATACGCATAAAATATAATGTTTTGTACAATATGTTTGGGCAATATTACCGTTGCTGAGATAATGACATCTTGCCAACATACGTATCATAAAAAATGTCTTGATATTTGGTTGACGAAGTCGGTTGAATGTCCTGTATGTCGGCAAACAATGACGTATGAATTGATTGGACCGCAAACAAGATCGCGCACGGAGAGAATAAGGGGGCGCCGTGCAATGACGCGGATTATTTTTTTATTTGATTTATTTGATATAACATTTCATAAAGGCGAGAGAAAGCGAATCATTAAAAAAATATTAAAAATAGCTTGTCAGCATAGAGATGCATTGAGAAGACACAAAGATTTTTGGAAGGATTTGCGCCTTTTTGGCAAGACAATCGCTGGTGGGGATACCGAAGGGTATTATAAAAATGTAATGAATTGCTGGGATATCCAAATTTTAACCGATAAAATATAGATATATATATATATATGACAAAATCCAGAAGATCCAAGCCTAAAAAAGGAGGACGCTCACGTCGTCGTGGAACCCGTCGTAGACACACACGAAGCTCGCGACGTGCGGCAAGGCGGCGGGCGGAGGCAGCTTGGCACGCCGCGATTCAGGACCGCGCTCGCCTGTTCCTGACCGCCGAAACCGATGAGGCAATTCAAGCACGCGCGCGGGCATTTCTGGCGGAGGCGGCAAGGCGGCGGGCGGAGGCGGAAGCAAGAAAGGGACGTGCATACAAAAAAATTTGGGATAATGAGACAGAGGAACAGACAGAGCAAGACCCACGCATTCTTGATGAAGCAGCATCTATTGAGGCGATGGATGACGACGAACTCCTCTCACGCTTGCTGCTTCCGGCACCGACTGCGCCGCCACCACCAGCGAACAACGAAGACGCTCTTATCGCGCAGCTTGCCGCACTCGACGCGCTTCCGCCGCCCCTGTCGACCCCACCAGTAATGATGCAGGTAGCCGAAGCTGTACCGCCCGACGAGTTTATGGATGGGGCAGAATTTCCGTTGGCACCCGTCAATGGTGGGCGCAGAAGGAAAACGCGGAAACGTCGGGCTCGCACCCGGCGTAGAACGCGCACCCGGCGTAGAACGCGGCGGCGTAGAACGCGACGCCGTAGAACGCGACGCCGTAGAACGCGGCGACAGCGTGGTGGTGGGTTGCGAGTTGGTCAACGCGTTAAATTGTCACCGAATGGAATCAGGCATTATATGGGGCTCGCGCTTCGTCTTCTCGGTGAGACCCCTGACGAACACGCCATCCGCGCCGACGCCAACGGAAAAGATTGGGAGCTTGATGCCTTACTTGACTGGAGTGGTATCATCCAAGAAGGATGGAGCACCATGCCCTCATGGGAAAAATTGGTTGAATGGAATCCGAAGGAGAAAAAATGGCGGGACCCCGTCTTACGGAGGCTGGCGGAGCTCGTCTTTTACCCGGTTGATCCCGCCGCAGCCAGAAAGCGGACGGATGGCAGAGAGAAAACAATAATAGAAACCCAATTCCTTGAAGGTGTAAAAAAACCCAAAAGCGCCCGAAAGATTCCGGGATCGGGTCTCACACTTTCCCGCCGCTCGATGCGCCGTCGAGCTATAACGCCTGCAGTACGAGCCGCGGCAGCAAATGTGGTTAGAGCGACTGGGTTGCAAGCTGGTGGTCGCCGATAGAGAATTATTGAGCAAGAATTTTATAAGTCCATTTCAAACCCATAAAGTAAATGGGTAAAACAGCTAACAACGGTTTGGGGATACTTTCGACCCCCCTTTTTTTAAAATACTGATGTATTAGACGTGAAATTACTATCAAACGAATACTGGTAAATACTATTTTTTGGAGTTGGTGTAATTTCTTTATTTTATTTTCATGATTACCTTTTTGATGAAGATAATGATATAGTGGATATGTGGGTAAATTGGATAGTTCAGCCCAAAAAAATATATTACGCAACAAAGCATGATCAACTGTGCTATTCAAAAGATATATAGATGCCAGATGATGATATATATAACCTATATCCATTAGACTCTGTCGGTCCTTGTTAATAAGTTGCAGAGTATCGTATAAAAAATATCCACTGGAGAAGTTTTTTAAACGAGAAATATCCACAATGTTCGTCTTAGATAATAAACTAAGACACGTAGCCCCAAAGGCGTGTGTTCCAGAAACAATATTATTTGCTTGTTTTTTTGGGAATTTATATTGTAATATTTTTGAAAGGATGAAAAATCTATATTCATAAGGGACTCTAAGAACCATTTATATAGTATATTTATGTTACCATTCTATTTAAAAATTAGCGTATTATAAATATTATAATGTATCGTTATATGCGCCGATATACAGGTCCGTTAAAAGCATGTATTCTCGACTGGTCAGGTACAACTGCAGATAAATATGTGATTGCTCCTGCTGTGATTTTTAGGGAGGTGTTTGAAAAACACGGTGTTCCCATCACAATGAAGGAGGCGCGTCTTCCGATGGGCTTGCGAAAAGATCTACATATTAAGGCGATTACAGAAATGCCTGATGTAAAAGCGCGTTGGAAAGATGCACACGGGGATTATCCCACACAGAGAAATGTAGATGATATGTTTGAAGATTTTGTGCCTATGCAGATAAATAATTTAGGAGAATATTCCCAATTAATTCCGGGGGTGCGTCGTACTGTGAATCGTCTTAAATCTGAATATAATTTAAAAATTGGGGTAACCACTGGTTTTACGCGACCCATGGTCGATGTCTTGATGCAGTCAGCGGCAGCCCAAGGGTTTAAGCCAGATTGTACAGTTGCGGGTGATGAAGTGGAACAAGGTGCGCGTCCAAAGCCCTTTATGGTGTATAAGAATCTTGATATACTTGATGTTCATCCCATTGAAGCCGTTGTGAAAGTTGATGATACTGTTGGAGGGGTGGGTGAAGGGCTTGAAGCGGGATGTTGGACTGTCGGGGTAAGTCGTTATAGTAATTATATGGATATTGACAGTCTTAGTCATGAGAATGAACTCTCAACAGAGGAAATTGAGAGAAGACACGAAATTTCCAAAGATACTTTGAGAAAAACGGGTGCTCATTATGTCATAGATACAATTGTAGAGTTGCCTTATGTTGTTGCCCACATTAATTACAAATTGCGAAGGGGTAAAACTCCGCACGATTTTTAATTTCTCTCTATAAATTATAATGTCTTGTGGATCAACTAAACATTCGCATAAAGGTGGGCGCCGCCGCCGTCGCGGAGGACGTCGTACCCGCCGTCGTATGCCTTGGGCTGGCTGGGGTCGTCTCGCCCCTGGAACCCATGCCAGAACTGTGATGCTTCGTAAATGCGGCAGAAAGTGTTTTTTGGGACCGAAAAAAAGTTTCCCTGTATGTGCCAAAGGAACGTGCCGCGTTAATAAAAAGGGTTTATACGCCGCCTATGTCCGTGCTCGCCAATGGGGCAAAGCGCGCCGGAGTTATAAAGGCAAGACGCGCCCCCGCCATTCTCGTAAAACATATAAGCGCATTGCCAGAAAAGCGCGGCGGATGTTGTCAAAAAGAGGCAGGTCGAGAACCCGTCGTCGTCGCGGAGGGGGTAGTTGTCGCCGTTAATCGCCCTATGCACCCAAACGATATCCTTTACCAGCAAAGGGAATAAAACAATTTTTCGGCATAGACATATGTTCTACAATACTTGGGGGGGCTGGGGGTGGCGGTTCGACATAATCCAATGGCTGTTTGAATTCAACCTCTAAATCTGTATCCAATGTTGATATTACTCTCTCGGGAATGGTTTCGGTGATATTTATATAGTATTCCGTCGCGCCTTCTTTGATAAGAATAGTGGACCCAGCGCTCAATACAGGATAACATTTTTTTAAATAATTTTCTAAAAATGTTTTCTCTTTTGCTTTACTATCGATAAACGCTGTTTTATGTGGTTCTATAGATATTTTCGTACCCTTTTCCACACGCTGATATCTAAGTATAATCTCTGTTTCGTATGGAAGCCAATAAGTTTCCATAATGAAAGAGGGTATATAGATAAATCCTTCTGGCGCAGAAAACTCTTCTACCCCAACACTAATAATTTCTCTCTCTCCTTGAAGTAATAAGAAGGCAATGGGTGAATGTATTGTATTTTCTGATGTATCCATAAGCGACTTTAAAATAGATTGAGGTATAATAACTTTACAGCTTGCATTTAAATATGGTTTTTCACAAGACGAATGAAAGGCAAGGGGGCGGACTTTTAATGTAAATTCATTCATAGTTAATTTATATTAGTTAAGTAAATTAAAAATCAATTTTTACTCATTATCATCAACGATAGGAATCGTTGGGATTTTTGCTTCATCTGTTTTTTTGAAGGATTCAATGCGAAATAATCGTTTATATTTTTTCTTTTTATTTTTTGTATAGCCATCACATACCCGAATAGGTCGCATATTGTAGTTGCTTGCTTTCAAGAGTTGGCGTACAAGATTTAATAATGGCCATTTTTCTTTTTGGGGGGCATTTTGTTGCAGACATTTCATGCCTGAGGAACTATAAAATTGTTTGATAGTTTTTAAATCTTTCTGAACTTCATCGTATATTTTATCGGATAACATAGTATCGCGTGGTATCACCATTCCTTCTAATTGTTGTTCATCGTTAAAGGGAATACGACATTTATTAAGAATAGTAATAATTTCTTTGTTCATTTATTAAATATGAAAATATTCATTTAAATTAAAATTAATTGAATATTCTATTAGTGTCTTTGGCGCTGACTACCTCTGAAACTTGTGATAGCAGTTGGAGCACCCCCCGCCACGATTTTTCGATCTTCTGCGTCGGTGTCTACTTTTCTTCTTCCCTCTCTTTTTATCTGGGCGACGTGTTCTAAAGGTATTTCGGGGATTATTGGAACGCGGGCGAGCATCGCCATAAGCTGCCGCCCATGTTCCGTCTGCCAAGAACCCTGATACCTTATCGTGTCGTCCCATTACATTTTGTTGAAGTCTTGCTGCTTGCGGGTGCATAGGCAAGAATGATGCGGCGGATGCAGCAGCCAAAAGATTATATAAAAGCATTTTGGAATTTCGCCCAGCTTTTCCGTGCTTCCTCGCAAGCCGAAATGCTTTTTTGGTGGTAGCCACAGATGACCCCCTGGGTGCAATAGGAACAGCGGTTCGCAATGGTGAAAAGTGTGGTTTGCGTCGCGTTTTTCTTTTGCTTTTGGGTATTTTGCTTTTACGTTTATATGATTTTGAACGTCGTCTTGTTTGACCGCGTCGCCCTTTTTTGGTATATGACATTATTACAATAACTATAGAAAATTATTTACGTGTTTTTTTTCGGCGTTTTTTTCGGCGTTTTTTTCTGCGTTTTCTTTTTCGCCTGGTTCGGTGGCGTCTGCCTCCGCTTACATCAATAATATCTTTGTCATCCTCTGGAACGCACGTTGTTTTTGGGCCTTTTCCGCCTTTTCCGCCAGATACTATTTTACATTTATCCCAAGGTGCGCAACAAGCTTTATACGCACCAACAGCACAATCTGTTACAACAAAATGTTGTTGGAGTGGTTTATTTGGTGGGGGACATGTTGTTCCGCCTCTTTTTTTGCGGCTTCTGCGGCGTTTGCGCCTTGTGCGCCGTTTTCGCCGTTTTCGCCGCGTGCGCCGACGGCGACGTCTTCCCCCAGATACATTATAGCGGCATGCTGGTGGGCATCCGGGTGTTAAATTGTTCCATAATTTTTTGGGAAAATCGTGATATTTCCCCTTTAAATGATTAACTGAATCCGCCACAGCATCTCCTGGATTTAATATTTTACTACGCAAAAAACTGTCACTTATAGAACAAGTTGACATTATATACTATATATAAAGATAATAATGAAGAGGGGTTATAAAGTTTTATATGATGTGGGAGACACCTAATACGAGTGTGGATTTCTGCGATGGTAGTTTTTGGGGGACACCTGATGCCAGTGTTGACTTTTGTGAAGATAAATATACGGAATTATATTGGATTGGTGAGTATTATAATACCTTAAGTTCATTATTATATATTTGCGTAGGGATCCCTTTTTTATTTACAAAATTATCAAATATTGCTTGGTGTGTAATTGGTATTGGGGTGGGATCTATATTATTACACGGAACTTTGCGTTGGTACGGACAGTGGGTAGACGAAATATTTATGATGGTTACAGCATTTAAAACGCTTAAATATATTCGGCCGGAAATTAGAAATATATATCTTCTATTATCTATTACTTTGTATATACATTTTAGTCATCTTTATTTTGTATTTTTAATTATTTTTTGTGTATTAAAAGTGTATTTGGTATATATTACTTTCAAAAGTAATACAATATTTACTAAATTATATATATATTCATTTATAATAGGTTTATTGTGCTGGATATTAGATCAATTAGCTTGTCATTGGGTGAAATCTCTACATCTGCATGCTTGGTGGCATGTATTTACAAGTATTGGGATTTTGTTTGGGTTATTGGAATTGATGAACAAAGATAAATATCAAGTAAGTATATAATGGATTTTTGTCCCTTTAAAAAATTTAAGAATAGACTTGGTATTCCTGGTAAGGGGGTACATAAGTATCGCGTATTGAATACCGCCATAATTGATTATATATTAACAATAGTGATGGCGTTTGTTAGTGCTTATTTGCTTCATGTACCGTTGGTTTTATCTACGATAGTATGGTTTATATTGGGTATTTGTTTTCATATTTTATTTGGTGTAAAAACGAATACTCTTAGAAGTTTAGGTATTAGTTGCTAACAAAGAGTTATTAAAATTAAATTTATTATCCAAAGTTTCAATTATTAATTTAAATTCTTTGGTGAATAAATTATATTTATTTAACAAATTTATAAAACAAACCTTTTCTTGCAAATATCGTATTATTGATTTTTCCATTCCGTGTTTTAGAATATAATTTTTGAATACGTTATCCTCGTTTTTATCTTTATAATCATCTACAAGTTGAAACATCATTCCAAAACTATATCCCATTTTTTTAAAATCATCAATGTCCACCGTTTTGTTTGAAAACATGGCGCCAAGTATAAATGTAAAAGAAAATAAAGAGCATGTTTTATATTCGATAATACTTTCATTTAAATCCTTTTTTTTTGGAATATCAAAAAATTCAGTTGCATCGCATTGTAAGTCCATTAATTGTCCTAAAACCAAATTTTTTCCTAGTAATTCGCACCATTTTTCGGTAATAGAATGAAATTTACACTGTCCGTCGTCACTCTCTTTAAATCCTTGACTCAAAAGGCGTAGTGATTCTGAAATAATATAAAATGAAAAAAGAATAGATTCGTGTTTACCAAATTTAACAAAGGTGGATGCTTTACCTCTTCGTAGTTTATCATTGTCCATACACGGTAAATCATCGATAATCAAACTTGCAGCGTGTATTAATTCAACAATAACTATAGGTTCCCAAGGGATATTGTTTTCGCCCATAAAACATTCTAAAATATGTTTAACAATAAATCCTCTAATGCACTTTCCACCTTTGACAGAATATTCAATTATCGCCTTTGTTTTAGTATTATCCAGTGTTTTGAAATATTCGTCTAAATAAGGATGTATTTCTGCGGCAAACATTTATAATTTACTATGAAGATTAAATTATAAATTAAACACATTGTGTAAGAATAATAACGCTTGTAATAGCATAACCCATCCACCCCCATGCCAATATTCGTAGCATTTCCCTCATGTCTTCACGTAAATTAATTTTTTTCGCAAGAAAAGGAAGCATATAAATAAATATCATCATCATCACACTCTGTAATGTTTTATCTATAATTTTTGTTTTGCTATATTCTTCGGGAACCAATATATCTTCAATGATAGAAAAGGCGGTCGCCATAAAAAGAAGAGGAAAGACAAAATAAAATAAGTTTTTGATATCCTTTGTTTCGAGTGAATTATATATGTCACTCATATCTGTTATATTTTTAAGGCAATTAGGTATGGACAATAATATAATTATTTTCCATATATTAGAATTTACGGAATGTGGTATGAAAAAAAATGCAAGGATGCCCCCTATTGTAAATGTGATAGAAGCTATGGGAGATAATATTTTATTATAAAATACCACATAAATAGTAAGTAAAATAAGTATAAATTGAAAAAACAAACTATATTGGGGGAAAATATGAAAGTCAATTATATCATCTACAATTTTTACTAAAATACCATATAAAAAAGCAATGTTTGAATTGGAAATCATTAAAGTATAAATATATTTTAATGATTACAAATCTTCAATAATGAAATTATCCTTCTCATCTTTATGATATTTATGAATACGTCGGGGGTTTTCTTTGTTTTGGTAAATATCTTGAGGATCATACATATTCCCTTGATCATCAATATAATAATTTATACCATTTATTTCTTGGATCCACACATCAATCTTTTCCATTACATTTTGGGCAGGTATTATATCTATAATTCCATGAGGCGCCCCCTTTATATGGGTCCCACAAAGGTCTTCCCCCTTCCGTTTCCGTCTTGTACATTGTTCTTGATTTGCTCTGCGTGCTTTACATCGTTCATATAAAGGAACAATATTCTTTGTTCTTTGTCGTTTTTCATAATCTTGAGTTGTAATAACAGGAAAGGGATAATTATTGATTATTTTCAATAATTGTTGAATATCAATTCCCTCTTCAGCTTTTTTGGTTATTTCATTTTTAAATCGTTCGAAATGTGTTTCTACAACTTTATTAATTCTACGATTCATTTATAAGCATAAATGATAATATGTTTAATTCAATTTTATATTAATATCCTTCGGATCGCAAACGGAAAACGAAATTACCTATTTCTTTTGGTAGAAGACCATATAGTATAAGGATAATAATAGCCCATAATTCATATGGCAAGTATAACCCTCTATTAAGAGTTGGTAACATCCAAGGTATAGTACTCGACATCATATAGAGTAAAATAAGGAGCATTATAATCTTCATCATTTTTCCCATTATATATTATTCTATATAATAATTATCATAATTTGAATCCCAATTGGGTTTAAGAGTTTTTTTATTTATAAAATGAAACGTTAACGGAATTTGTTGATTAAAATCCTTTGTAACCCATCCTGGGAATCCCCTCCATACACCGCCTTTTAATTCTGGAATTTTTATTTGTCCATAATAAAGACTCGTATAAGTCTGCGCCCATATTCCTATAGGATCAACCATTTTCGCCTTAAAAGGTAATAATTTATTAATAATATTGTCCTTCTGTGTATATGTCGTCTTATCAAGAGGATGATTTAAAAGAACCTTTAAGTCACTACCTAAATAGACGGCATACCGGGCAATTCCACCCTTGTTCCATTTTCCATTTTCATCAGTAATTAGATGGTTTCTCCTTTTTTCTTTTTCATAATAAACTGACCACCCACCATATCTTATCGCTTTTTTATATGATCCAAGATAGTAATATGGTCCATAATTAGCTTTCGTATCTTCTGGTTTTGGACCAAATACAAAATTAAATGGTATCATTTGGGCAGCATTTCCATAAAAAAGGGCGCGGGGGATGGGTTTGTTTTTCCCTTCTGTATTTCGCAAATAGATAATTAGAGGATTATGAAGAAAAAGATTCGTAACAATTTTATGTACTGGAAAGTTAAGTATTTTTCTTTGATTACAAATTTCATCAATAAGTGTCCACCATAATTTGCCCCCCCTTTTTTTTTCATTTTTTTGATTACTAAATTTCCCAAGTTCACTTTGTAATTTTATGAATAAAAATATGTTATCTCTTGATTCAATAAATCCTTTCATATTCCACCCCATTATTTTGGAAATCTGTAATTTCTTAGACATAAAATCTTGTAGTTGTTTTTCGACACCCGTTTGCGCTTTATATTTGACAAAGGGGAAAATACAGATATCTTTTTCCTCTTTCGGATATTTATAAAGTAGATATTGAAGAAATTTTTCCTTGTGTCCACTCCCAACAATTCGGTAAACACAAAAGAATATATGTTTATATTTTTTTTTTTCGATAGTTTTTAAACTCTGTACATCTGTTTTTAAATAAGCTGTAGTGGTTGTCTTAAGGTGACTATTATATAGTTTAGTAGTGGGGAACTGTTTCAAAAAAATTGACGATGTAGGACGTATAAATGTGGGTGTTTTATTAAGATATCCTTTTAATTTATTTATTATCGTCTGTTGCATATATTGTTATTTAATATTAAATTTTCGCCGAATATCTTCTTTAATATTATTTTCTCTGGAGTTCATAATAAATGTGCTAAGTTCTTTTACCATTACGTTGTTATTATCAAAGTATTTAGCCAATGACGCAAGTAAATGTTTTTTGGTAAGGGGCTTCTTTACATTTTTTTTATTGTAAAAAAGTTTTCCATCAGTTATATCGAAACAGTCAATATCATTGGTTTTCATAATACTAACGAGAACGCTTGTTATTTCTTTTTTCCTATTACGGTGTGCTTTCATTCTTTCCCTTATTTCTTTTAATTGATTGTCTAAATGAATCCATTCTTTTACATTTTCAATTAAGCGACTTTTATCTGCCATATGATATATGTAAATAGTTAATTTTTTATATATTTTTAAAGTTTGTGTATCCCACACCGTCCACCCTTTTTGCTTTTATATGAGCACTGTTTCCCTTTATTTTTTCCATTTTTAAGGATGGCTGTGCAATATTCATGCGCTGATATTGCAGAGATAGTACGTGGCTTGTGTTTGTTACAAAATTTTTCGAAACACGGATGCTTGCACGCCACACCTTTCCTTTTACCTGACTTGAGAATGGCTTGGCATCTATGGGGTTGAAGAGCATATTTTGGAGGCCAATTTACACCAAAGATTTGTTTATCAAGAGCCCTATAGGGCAATATATGGTTATGAATCTGACGACAATATGGGCATTTTATTTGAAATTTTTTTAAACGTTGAATTTCTAATCGGTTTGCTACAGATTTTTGCTTTGTTATTTCTTTTATGAGAGGTGAGTAATTAAACGTATGCTTGCAATTTAATGTAATTGCATTATTTTCCAAATTGTTATTACTAATCAAACATTTTTGTTTGGTGTCATTTGTTTCTGTATTACAAAGTGCTGTAAGTAGGCGATCATTAAAATTTTCTTTTCCTTCGAGTACATAATTCATTATAGATATAAATATTTATAATTCTTTATATCTATTATAATGGGTTGTGCGAGTTGCGCTAGTAAAGCTAAAGGTCAATCTGTACGGCATAAATCTACATCTGGGACAACGTGGGCGAAAAATGGTAAAAAAGATTTCTGGGGGAATAGTATGTCGTATAAATGGGCAGACCC